ACCTTCCATTTTATACAGTCCTAATTTTGATTATGTGAGTCGGCGCGGAATGTATATGAAATATCCACAAGAATATTCATCTAAATATGCTTCTAATGAATAGGAATTATTAAACTTATTACGTTCAACATATGAATTAACTGAAATAGAAAAAAATTGTATTAATAAAGTAGCTAATAAGTGTGACGGTCATTCTTGTGAAAGAATTTGTAAGTTAGTTGAGAAATTAAATATTTGACATTAAGTTGAAATTTTGCTATAATATATATGAAAAAAGAAAGGAGTAATAAAAATGATAGTATCGGCAGCAGTAAAAATTAAAGATTTGCGGCAAGATAAAGAAATTATTATTCCTTGCCATCGTCATTGTGATGCTTTCTACATTCTTAAACAATTTTCCTATAAGAAAGATATTGATTATAAGGAAATTGCACAAGGGTTTCTTGATGAGAATGATAAGTTCTATGATCGTATCGCAGCAAAGAAACACGCACAAGAATTTAATCAGTTAAAAGAAAATACTCGTTGTGCAGAATTATTTAGTGAGGATTTGTGGTAATGAGAGATCCAAATCGTATTGATAAGTTTTGTGATGAATTTAAAACCATTTGGCATCAAGTACCGGATTGGCGCTTTGGACAACTGATGGAAAATATGATCGGCGCAAGATATCAAGCCGTACAAAATCCTACCGGTATTTTTTATACTGAAGATGAAGAACTGTTTGCTTTCTTTAAAAATTATATGAAGGAGATTGTAAAAAATGGCAGGCAAAGTAAAGATTGGTGATAAAATTCGTATTATTGAAATGAGTGGCGAACCACAGTATACTGGTAAGGAAGGAACTGTAAAGTATATTGATGATGCTGGTGGCATCCACGGTTCTTGGGGTGGATTAGCTCTTTTGGAAGGAGATGTATGGGAAATTATTAATGAATAAGGTGATGCTTAATGGTTCACATTGGAGATAAATATAATCTATTAACGGTTATTGATGAAAGTCCTAGACGAGGAAATAAAGGCACGAAATTTTGGACTTGTCAATGCGAATGTGGAAATATTAAAGAAATTCGTGGTGATAAGTTACAATCGGGTCATACAAAATCATGCGGATGTCTGAACACTACTAAACGTATAAATAATATTAGTGGAAATGTTTATGGCCAATTAACTGTTATTGAACCAACAGAACAACGAGCTTCTGGAGGTGATGTAATTTGGAAATGTAAATGTAAATGTGGAAATTATACATTTGCTACTAAATCTGAATTAGTTGCTGACAGAAAGAAGAGTTGTGGATGTATTCGCTCTAATGGTGAATTATATATTAGTACACTTTTAACTCAAAATAATATTCCATATAAGAAAGAATATATTTTTGATGATTTACAAGATAATGGTAAATTAAGATTTGATTTTGGAGTATTAGATAATCATAATAAATTGCAATACCTTATTGAATATGATGGCGAAATTCATTATAAAGATGGGCATTCATGGAATGGACATTTAGATTATGAAACACTTCATAAACATGATATAATGAAAAATAATTATTGTAAACAACATAAAATTCCTTTAATAAGAATACCCTATACAATAAAAAATAATATTCAATTAGAAGATATATTATTACCTACTACCAAATATTTACTTGATAATAACTAATCCACCCGATATGGCTGTGACTACAAGGCGCGGAAGGGTGGCGGCAATCTCTAGCCCAAGCAAGTTGAAACGATATACACCCTTGGGATGAAAACTCAATATAGAGTAGAGCGAGATATAACGTGAGTTTTAAATACATTATGTGTGTAGTCGGTCTCCCTATGGCCCGTTACGTATAAAAGTTGGCATAGGGGAAGCTTCAACGGGATGTAGCACAGTCGGTTAGTGCAGCGCTCTGATAAGGCGAAGATCAGTGGTTCAAGTCCACTCATCCCGACCATTTTGCCCCGGTAATAGAATTGGCATATATACCGGACTCAAAATTCGGGTTTTGAGGGTTCGACTCCCTCTCGGGGTACACTTGCACGATTGCTGGAACTGGTAGACAGGCATGACTAAGGATCATGTGTCTTTAATGGCGTAAGGGTTCGAGTCCCTTATTGTGCACGACGGGCGGGAAGCTCAAAGGTGCGTAAGCAGGCCGTTACGGCCGTGAGAGTAAAAGCCAGCGCAAATAACCCGTAGGCTACCCGTCACCATAGGTTGATGGTGTAATTGGCAACATCTCGCTCTCCAAAAGCGATGTTCTAGGTTCGAGTCCTAGTCAGCCTGCTTGCTCGAGTAACCGAATGGAATAGGTATCCGGCTTAGAACCGGAGTTTTGTGAGTTCAACTCTCACCCCGAGCACTTACCTATCATTTCAAACAGTTTTCCAGTAGGTGTCATTATGGAAAGCCTCTCGCTACGGTTAATGGTTCAAATTCTGCCGGCAATAAAGCAATAGAGACCCCGCGTGGTGAAAGCGTGCCAATAGGGTGCTCAGCGAGTTATATGGGGACGTAGCTCAATTGGTAGAGCGCCTGCCCTGCAAGCAGGAGGTAGAGGGATCGTAACCCTTCGTCTCCACCATTATTATTGGAAGTGATTATATGGCAAAGATTTATATTATTACAAATGATATAAATGAGAAATCCTATATCGGATGGACTTCTTTATCTTTAGAAGAAAGATTAAAGAATCATATAAAAGATAGTAAAAATCGAAAGTATGAAAAACGTCCTCTATATAGTGCTATGAATAAATATGGTGCCGATAAATTTCATATTAAATTAATTGAAGAAACTGATACTCCTCAAGAGCGTGAAGTATATTGGATCGAACAATATAATTCTTATCATTATGGATATAATGCTACTAAAGGTGGTGATGGTAAATCACTAATTGATTTTGAATACGCTAAAAAACGTTATGAAGAAGTTCAAAATCTTACTTTGGTAGCAAGAGAAATGAATGTTGATACTCAACACTTAGGTCAAGTTTTACGTGAAATGGGAGTACAAACATTAACTTCAACTGAAGTTAACAAGCGTGATAGAAGTAAAATAATAAATCAATATGATTTAAAAAATAATTTTATTCAATCATTTCCATCTGCTATGGAAGCTGCTCGTGCTTTAGGGAAAATTACTTCAACTAGTAATGGAGCATCTAGTCATATTACAGATGTTTGTCGCGGAAAACAAAAATCTGCTTATGGCTATAAGTGGAAATTTGCAGAATAATATAGGTTCCAACACTCGTCGGCCGGGTACGGCGCTGCAAACGCCGCGTTAGTGAGTTCGACTCTCACTGGAACCTCATGGTAGCTAAACCGGACAAGCGCGCCGGCTCCGCCTCGAAAGCGGTAGGCATCGAAAGGTGTGGGGTGCAAGTCCTCTGGCTATCGCCACTTTGGAGGTATTATGCGAGTGAAACGAGGTAAAGACCGCTTTTGGCGCCCTATTAAGTTTAAGGGTGATGGCGCGATTTATGTAAAGTGTAAATGTGGTTTTTATTATCCATGCTATAAAATGTCAAACGATTTAATTGTAGAACTTGATCCAAATAAAATGTATTTATATTGTCCCAATTGTGGAGCAAGAAAGAAAGAATATTTTATGAATATTGAGCAATTAAATCGTACTTGGTGGTAATATGTAGGAGAATCTCGGTGTGGACTGAGGCCCGCCTGGAAAGCGGTGCGTACTGATGAGGTATGAGGTTCGACTCCTCTCTCTTACGCGCCTGGGAATGTGTCATAAGAGAACTGGGAGTTACTGAGCCAATCGGTGATCGTAGGGGAGACACAAATTATCGAAGTGGTTATTCGATATATACAATACTATATGAAGGTGATACGAATGAGAACTCATGCGGAAAAACGTCATAATGATTGGAAGAAAGCTATTCGTAAGCGCCGTATTGACCGTGAGCGCGATAATAGTGAAAACCATAAAGACTATTATGATAACTTACATCAATATAGTAAAAACAAAATTCATTGTTCTTGTCCCCTGTGCGCAAGTAAAACTCGTGGAAAAACAGTCAAGTGTACTTGTGGCACCGGAGAAAATTGGTCTATCGCCGATAGGCGCAAAATAGAAAAAATGGATAATCAAGAACTTGACAATGAGTAAAATTTATAGTATAATATAATTATAAGAGAGATAGACCTAGAAGAAAAGGGCAATCAGAAGATTTGTTGCAAAAAGTAATTAAAATGTCATCTCTCTTTATCATACGCGGTGTTGGTATCTCGAAAGAGTATTAAAAAAGACCCGAAGCAAGAGGCCGATCACAAATCCGCAACTCTTCCGCCGCATTTTATTTTATTAAAGAAAGGACATTATTATGACTAAAGAAGAATTTGAACAGAGAATGAAGGAAATTGAAGACAAATTTGATAACGATGTTTATGATGAAGAAAAAGCACATTTTGAAGCAGATAAGTTAATTATGGAGTGTCTTGCTTCATTAGGCTATATTAATGGAGTGGCTATATTTGAACAATTGCCAAAATGGTATGCTTAATAATGGTAATATCCGCAATTATTCCACCGCGTTTAAGGAGCTTGTAATATGGAACCATTTTTTTCAATAATTATTCCTACCTATAATCCTAGATAGTATTTACCTAAATTATTATCTAGTATTGCTACAAATCAATGTATTGATGAGATAGAAATCATTATTTCAGATGATTGTTCAACTGAATCTTTTAAGGATATTCTAAATGATTTTAAACATTTACATATCCGTAAAATTACTAATCGTAAACACTATGGATTTCCTCGTAATGGGCGAGAAAAT